GATCTTGCAGTAAGTAAAGGATTACCTGCTGCCCAACTAGAACCATTATATTCTTCTGAAGCAGAAGTAGTAGGACCTGGAGCAATATAACCCCCAGCCATTACAGATGAAGTTTGTGTTCCAAAACCACATCCAGCATCTCTAGCTGTACCTAAAGTTCCACCGGTTGTCCAATTAGTGCCATCATATTCTTCTGAAGCAGAAGATACACCTGGATATAAATTTCCACCAAAAGCTAAAGCTGCTGTTTGTGATCCTGATCCACTTCCATTAAATACAGAAACGCTTCTACTATTAACAGTGGCCCAAGATGTACCATTATATTCTTCTGTAGCTGTAGTTGAATAATTAGGTGGGAGTCCATCATTTCCACCAGCTACTAAGGCTGCAGTTTGTGCACCTGCTGCTGCTGCACCATTATGTTTTGTATTTAAACTTCCACCTGTTGCCCATGATGCTGTTGCAATATATCCTTGTAATTTTAAATTTCCAGCAGGTGTACTATACCAAATTTGTCCTTGTTCAGTTCCTGTACTAGAAGTTAACGACTGAACAGCCGTTCCTTGAATTTCTTTATAAGTAGCCATTACTTATTCTTCAGCAACCAACCTTGTGTATTATCTGTAAATACCAAAGTGAATGCTGCTCTTTCAGTTGCTACTGTTAAGTCTGCTGCTGCACCTTGAATATTTTTACTGTTTCTTCCTACAGTTAAATTATAAGTGTCAAAGGTACCTGCATAGTCAACAACCGATACTTCATCCCCAATTGTTGGAGATGCTGGTAGAGTTAAGGTCCATGCGCCACCTGAAGTGTTTGCAAAAATACCTTCTCCAGCTACGGCTGTATAAGTAGTTGTTTTAATAGCTTGCCAATCAGTACCACCAGAATTATCTACAAAGGATAAAACTCCTGAACCATTTGTAGTTAAAATTTGATCTGCTGAACCTGTTGTTGCCGGCCACGTCAAAGTATAAGACGTAGTACTATTTGCTGCTTTCTGACCTATGTATTGACCACCTGAGTCGTCCTGTAATCTTAATTCTTTTGAAGTTCCAATGTTTAAACCATCTGATGCAACCCAAGTAAAGTTTGCATCTCCTGCAAAGGCTCCTGAACTATTGAATTGAACTTGTGTAGTTGATCCACCAGGTAGACCACCTACAACTATTTCTACTATATCTGGATTAACAGCATGATTACCTTTTGCATTAATAATTTTTGTACCTTTATCAGTAGCTGACCAAGTAACACTTGACCCGGAACCAGTAATATATTCAAACTCAACTGTGTAAGCTCCACTTGTTCCATTTTCTATAAAATAAAAATTTTCTACATCAAGAGGAATATTGACTGTTATGTTTCCAGTAATTGTACCAGTTAGTTTAATAATTCTTGTAGCTAAAGCAGCCCCTGTGCCACCATCTGTAACCGTTAAAGTAGTAGCACCAGTTCCATTAACTGCTTGCTCTATATAACCACCAGATATTTGTTCTATAATATTTAAGTTAGTGTTAGTTTTTGTTCCCCAAGTACCAGCATTTTCGCCAGTTACCATTAGTTCAACGCCAAGTCCTGTATACGATGATGCCATAAATTTTGTTCTCCTATGCCGCTTTAGTTGTATCTACATCTGTATATGAGGTATTTGATCCTAAGTCAACATTTCCATAGTGTAGAATTCCAAATTGTGTACCTATATTAGCAGTTATCTCAAATCCAGTCAATCCAAGAACTATGTCTGGTGTAGTTACATCAGAAGCATTTAATGTTCCTGTAGCTAGTAAACTATCTGTAATAGTAACACCCGTGTTGTTACTAGGTGTTATAGCTCCTACTGAACCAGTGGCCAATAAGCTTGTTGTTATAGGGACAATTATAGTAGTAGCATCAATAAGATTTCCTACTCTACCTGTTATCTCTAAACTATCTAATAAAACATTAATATTATCTTTTGGTGCAAGTGTGCCTAAACTTGCAGTCATAGAAAATGCTGTTAATCCTATTTGAATATCAGCACCATCTAAAATAGTTGGTGTACCTAAAGATCCTGTTGCTAGTAAACTATTGGTTAATACTAAATTGTTATCAAAGAAAGGATCTAAAGCTGCTAAACTTCCTGTTATTTCAAATCCAGATAAAGTTACTTCTTGTTTAGTTTCTGCTGTTAAAGTTCCAAGTGACATTGTCATTGGAAAAGCTGGAAGTGTTTCTTTTCCTGCATCTACACTACCCCAACCGTTTTCTCCCCAATCTAAAGTACCCCAACCAGGAAATATTTGAAAATCTAAATCAGTATCAAGTGTACCTGTTATTTGAAAACCTGTTAAAGTAACTGCTTCATCTCCTTGAGCAGCCCAATTACCTTGGCCCCAATTCATTGCACCCCATGAAGTTTGAGTAAGGTCTATAATCCCACCCATACCAATACCATGCACCCAACATGCAAAATAAAAATCAATGGTGTCAGGAGCAGTTTGTGTAATTTCTATCCATCTTGTACTAGCTGCATTAAACGTAGAAGTGTTCATGTAGTCAGCTTGACTAACTGCACCATCTAAATAATAATCTACATTATTTGTAATAATGCCGGCTCTCATTGTAGAGGTACTTAAACTATCTGAATTTGTAAAAAGTAAAGGATGGTTATTGTTAGTTGCATTAGATTGATCTAATCGTATTGTAGCTCCTGCTACCCAAGGTAAAGTAAAACTTGCAGGTTGTGCACCATTAATAAAATAAACATTACCAGTACCACCTGCTCTAAATGTAGTTCCTGTTCCGACTGTAACTGTGAAAGTTGTGTCAGCCATAGGGTTTAACTCCCTATGATGTTAATCTGATGATTGCAGATGTTGCGTTGTTAGTTGGAAACTCAATAGAAAAAGTTCCATTAGAAACTGTTTTGTTTCCACCAAAAGATACTACAGCTACTGCTTTATTAGAAACGGATGAATTGTAAATTACACATCCTGCTGTTGTAAAAGTTGCTGAAGTCCAAGCATTACTATTTGCTACTGATAAATCTGCAAAAGAAGTAAATGATGTTACTGTTGTAGTACCAACACCTGATAAAGTTAAAGTTCTTCCACCTGCTGTGTAAGCAGTGTTTGAAGCTCCACCATCAGTTTGACTTTGACTAACTTCATTTGTTGAAGTTGGAACAGCGTTAGCTGAAGTTGGGGCTGCATAAGCAGTTGTTGTTGAACCTAAAGATGCTGAAGTTGTAAACAAAGCTAATTTAAAAGTGTTTCCACCTGCTGCGAAATCATGTTCGCCGCCAAGTAATTCTGCTTTAAAACTGTTTGGAAGTGCTGATGTTATTGCCATAATTTTTTATCTCCTAATTCCTTTTACTTTGAAGGGGAAGGCGAGTCAATATATAATCTGATAGTTCCATCATCATAATCATCTCTTCTTCTTCTTCCAACTTGCTCAATTGCAAACTGTTGTAACTCTTGTTTATATCTGTTTTCGTAATATGTCAACATATCCATTGGACCTTTTAAAAATCCAAATGCTTCCACTAAACAAGCATATAAGAGTCCATTAGGGAAATTAACGCTTAAATAGTTAGATGTAACGGTAGAAGACAAACCAGGTGGTCTTCTTACAAAATTAACTTGAAAAGTATATGTTTTATCTGGACATGGTGCAAACATAATAGTTCCTGAACTACTATCAGTATTACCTGTCATCGTAGTATCACCACCGAACATTGCATAATATTTAGGTATACCTCTTCCAGTAGTTGCACTATTTCCTTGGTCTGCAAACTTATTAAATTCATTTAAAAATGTAACATCTCTTTTTTCTAAATATACTTGAGTATCTGGTGTAGTATCATCTTCTGTAATTTGAATAGATCTAACCGCTAAACAACCTCCTGGAGCATTAATGTATTGTTGTCCAATAACTAATGAACCTACCATAGAAGCTCTATCTGAATCTGTGTTTAAATCTCTCATTACTCTTAAACAAGCATTCCAATAAATTGATCTGTAACCGTTGCAGTAAAAACAGAAGTATCAACTTCACAGTAATTTTGAATTGCTGAAGTTAAAGTTGCGTATGTGAATCCGTCGTTTACAAATGCCATTATTGTGGTCCTATCGCTTTTAATGTTACTGGTCCTGAAGATGTATTATATCCTCCTCCACTAATTTGTCCAGTAATTGCTGTTCCAGCAGTCGTTACATTATAATTATTCAAAGGATCAGAAAGACATCTTGCAGTAGCTCCAGCATTATGTGCTGCAGCGGTGCTTGAAAAAGTCCCTCTTACAACCCCTTCTAATTCATTTGTAGAACTAATCCCAGTATAAACCAAAATTTCCGTACCCATTTTAATTCCATTAATAGGTGTACCTCCAGAAAAAAAATTTACACTTCCTGGTGTACGAGGACTTTCTACTCCAAATCCAGTTGCACTAGTTAAAATAATTCCAGTTGTTTGCGTTGCATCAATGGTAGTAGTAATAGTTGTAGTTGTTGAAATACGTTTACCTGGAATAATAGTAAAGCCATTAAGATCACAAATTTGAGCTCCAGTTATACCATCTATATTAGCAATATTATTAAAAGCACCTGCAATACCAGAAGGCCCTCTAAATTTTACAAAACTTCCATACTGTCTTCCATGGTTTTCTTCAAAAATATTTATAATACCACTACCAGCTGATAATGTACTAATAGGGTTAAAACTTAAAAATCTTAAACTATCTGGTGAATCTTGTTGAGGTCTTGTAGTAGGTAAAGCTGTTGGATCTGCGGCACTTGGTTTTGGATCTAGTTGAGGTTGTTTACTTTCAAATTCTGAATAATGTACAAATAAACCATTCCACTGAGTAACCATTTCATTCCAGGGGAATGCTTGACCACTAATGTCTGATATTGCTAATGCGTATTTTCCTTGAGCATATCTTGCCATAATTAAACGCTAGGATAGTAGGTTTTCGGTGTAATGTACGTACTTGTTTCCGAACCATCCGCTGCCTCCGCTCTTAGTAATTCATCTTCATATAACAATTTTAAATTTTGTGTTCTTTCAGGTGCATATTTTAAACTTAAATAATATGCTAATCCAGCACACATACATGGCATATAGTAATAAGGAATATCAACACCATTAGTGTAGTTTCCAACATCTTCTATTCTACTCATGTAATAAAATTGAATTTGATCTCCTGCCTGACTTGCACTGGGAGTTGTATATAAAGTTATGGATACTCTATCTATAAATCGTTGAACCCAATATTGAGAAGGTTGTCCTTGAGCTAATTTATTAGACAACGAAGAATAAGTAGATCTAGATATTTTAGTTAAAGGTGAATCAGATTGACTTGTTGTACCGGCATTATTTCTATAAGACGCTTCAAACACATCATCAATACCATAAATTGCTGCTCCTGCAGCATCTAACAAAGTAGAAGTACCATCAGTGTCTGAACGATAACCAATGTATTCGTTTGTACCTGCAACTAATGTAGCGTATCCATCAGCAATTTGCCAAAGATGTATTCCTCTATTAGCCCATTCTTGAAAAAGTAAATTTAAAGATCTTCTAGCAGTTTTTAACTGGTAACCAGCAACTCCTCTTAGTCCACATCTTTCATAACCTTCTTCGATAATTTCGTCGATAGAAAAGTTTTTTCCAAAAACTGTAGTTCCTGAAGTTGTATTTGCCATGTAATCCTAACCGTCAAAGAAGAATGTTGCTGAACCTAAACCTGTTACGTCTGTGTATGCTCCATTTGAAAACAAGATACCATTATCTGGAATATACGGATCTGTTTGATTAGTTACTCCACCAGGAATTCCAAGCTGTAATCCAATTACTCCTGTAATAGATGAATCTCTAACAATTAAACTAACTGCATTTGTTGAAGAATGCACATGCATTCCTCTTAATCTTGTTCTACCAGAAAAAATTGGTCCTGACGCAGAAGCATTAGTTCCTATAGATAAACTTGTAGCAGTTGTTGGTTTTGAAATTTGTGTGACTGAAGTAAATACTTGTGTTGTGTCATTGTTTGCACTTCCACCGGGTCCTGTGTGTGTAGCTGTAACAGGTAAACCATTTTCATCGGTACCTGTAATTGTAAAAACAATTGCGTTAGTTGTAGCACTACCTGATGTAAATTTTAATGTAGTTGCAACATTACTCCAATTATCAAACCCTGCTGCCGTAGCTGCTAAAACAATATCTGTAGTCCCCGTAGTTGTTTGGTTGGCGGCTACATTCGTTGTACTAGCACCTAAAGGTGCCATGAATTTTGCTTTTACTGCTGTTACATTACTCATAATTTTTTTCTCCTAATTTATTACTAGAGCCCCGAAGGGCTCTAGTTAAATTTTATTAGTTAGTTGGCGCGTAAGTAATGCCTCTGTCTTGTGATGCCATAAAGTAATCACTAGTTAGAGTATTAGTTACTGCTGCTGTTAAAATCATATCCCAAGTCAATCCCATTCTTGCAGCTGCAGTTGCAGTTGGTGGAAAAGTATCATAAGCTACTGCTGCTTGTGATTGAGTTCCTGCTACAAATTGAGAACTAGATACACCATTTGCTGTTCTAGAAGAACAAGAAGCGTAAAGTCTTCTGTTAATGTAATAATTAACTGAACTTGATTTTACTTGTCCGTTAGCTGCTGTTGCTGGTGAGTTTACTAATTCAAAACCTAAAGTAACAAAAGTGTTTGCCGCCATTGTTCCTAATGTAACTAAGTTTGGATCAGTAGGAGTAAGTTGTAATTCAGCACCATTTGGTCCTTTAATACAAGCTGTTAATTGAGCAGCTCCTGCTAAACTTTTAAAACCAACAAGGTTTGTAACTGCTGCACCAAAAGTACTACCTGCTGCCGCACCTTCTTCAGCTAATCCCCAAAAAGTATTGGGAGCGCCTGCGTGAACGCCAGTTGTTATAGTTCCTGTTAATTTTGTTCTACATTCAAAGTATAATCTATTGCCTCTTGATGCTGGAGTAGCGAAGTTCATGTTACCTTGAATTAAAGTTCCATCATTTATTGCACCTACTGGTACAGTAGAAACTTCTCCATTTAAACTACCATCATTACCTAATGTAGCTAATGTAGTTGGACTGTTAACTGCTGCTATTACAGACCAAAAGTTTCCTGCTGCAGCTCCTGCATTGAAGACATGATCTAAAAAATCGTCCATGTAATAAACTTGATCCGGCCAATTTCCAATATTTAAATTTTGAAGTGCCGGTGTTGCGCTTGAGAATTTTACTGCGCCTTTAAAGTGTGTTCCTGCCATTTTATTTTTCCTTTGTTTCCCAGTGTTAAATTGGTATTGCAGTCTCTGGGTGCGTACTACTACACAAGCCTGAATACCCATAATAAAAAATTATTATATGTAGTGTGTAATTTATATCTTAGTTTTAAGTAGAGTGCAAGAGAGCCCTAGGTATTTATGCATTTCAGCGATGTAGCTTTTGATTAAGTAGCTACAGAAACTTGTGGAGCAGCGCCTTCGACAGAATTCTGTCTATGTGCAATGGCAGCTTCTTCAAGCTTGATCTCAGTGATAACTTGTTTAACTTTGTCATCAATTCTGACCATTTCAAGAGTATATCTATTATTGTCAATATGCTCCTGTTCCCACTTCAACTCCAAGGACCTT